GTGACCCGGGCAATTTTAATCAGTTTCTGCGCCCTATTCCTTTTAGCAGGCTGCACTTCCCAAGCTGAGCCAAGTATTTCCACTAAGCAAGCGAACTCAGTTGCAGCCGCTAACCGCGCGGAGCAAACTAGTCGTGCCAATGCAGCGGCTGATGCTAGTGCTAAGAAGCAATCTGGTGACCATTATCAAGCTGCTGACGACCATATCACTAGCGCAACTAGTGCAGTGGCCGCCGTCGGGCAAGTGCTCAACGATCCCAAGCAACAAACCTTTGGTGTCGTACCAACTGCCAATCAAGATGCACACGGCCACCACTATTATCAGGTCGATGCTTATCAGAAAACGGCTAATGGCGGCCGGGGGCATTATCTGAATAGTTACTTTGTTTATTTAGATGGTAGTATCACGACCAAACAAGCAAATTAATAAACAGACAAGTTGTCATCCATTCAAGCAGTGTCGTTGAACCTGCTGGGATGGGTGACTTTTTGGATGCATTTTTTGCCGGTAGTAATTTCAGTATTTCGGCGTACAGTTATTCCATGCTAATTAAGGCCAGCCCCAGTAACTAAGCAACCAATTTGCAATTACAATTAATATCAACTGCATAAATATAGAAAAAGGTTTTGTTACTTTTCGCTATAATGGATATTGTTGTTAAAGCAACTGCCCCAGTGGCGGAACTGGCAGACGCGCAGCGTTCAGGTCGCTGTATTGGAAACAATGTACAGGTTCGAATCCTGCCTGGGGCATAATTAGTCAAAAGAGAACACTTTTTAAAAACAGGAATCCCGTTAAATCAACGTTTAGCGAGATTCCTGTTTTTGATATTTCATTAAAAAACACTAGAACATAAAAAGTTTTTGCACGTTTTTTGCACGTTCTACCCCTTGATATATCAGCATATATTAACTATATCAATCTTATTTTTTGCACAAAAAATTCCCCACACCAACTATTACAGTCAGTGTGGGGATTCGTTTTACTTCACGTATTCCAATGTATTACTTGCTGGGCCAGTTGCCATGTAAGCATAGCCGTTCGAACGTGGTTGGCGCACCCAACGATAACCATCTTGAATAATTGCTTGATCGGTTCTCACCGTTGAACCAGCTGGTAACACTGCAATCACGCTAGCCGATGTTGATGGTGCAGTCCGAAGTTTGACAGCTGTTTTAAGCGTGTACGTCTTCTTTTCCTTAACCCACTTTGGTCCAGCTGGCTTAGGTTTCACTGCTTTAGTAGCTTTAGCGTACTTATCCCAGGCGGACTTGTCACCGTAAAACACATCAAAATCAAGGTTGCCATTCCAACCCGGTAACCGCCCAGTGCTTGTATATTGGAACATTACTGCGGTCTTCCAATGCTTCAAACTACCATATAAATCTCGTGGTTGATAGCCATTCACGACGTTATAGTTGTTATACTGAGCAATCCACAGCCCATAATTGACATTAACCACAGATGACCAGTCTAATGAGTTCTCACAATTGATTCCTGTATAGAGGACAGGTCGAACACCTGTTTGCTGATATACATAGTCTAGCCATTGCTTTGCTAAACCGACACCAGCCCGGTTCTGAATTGTCGAACCTGTCGTGTTTTCAAAATCAAGAACCAGCATTGTTTTACCAATATATGGCTTAACCACCGTTAAAAAGTAATCAGCTTGCTGCTTAATATCCGAGTCGTTCCGAATAAAGTGGTACACGCCTAGCTTCTTGCCTGCTGACAAGGTCTGCTTTGCGTGTCCATTAAATTCTGGATTAGTATAATCAATACCCTCGGTTGCTTTCACCAACACAAAGTCGCCTGCAGCTTCGCCTACATTCATACCAGCCTGATAACTGGCTACATCAAATCCGTTTAAACTCATTATTTTGCACCTCCATTAAACATTGTCCCAATCGATTTAGCTAGCTCATTACCACCGACGCTGACGGCACCTGCAATCACACCATCAACCAAACCAGCTACCCATTTGATATCACCATTGGCAATGCCAATAAAAATACCAATCACTGCACCAACGCCAAGGGCAATAATTGGTAAATATTTGTTGCTGAATTGAGTTTGTTTAATCGCCCAAACAACTAAATATGTTACTACGGCGATTGCCGCAATCGTGGTACCGTTAATAAATTGAATTAATTCCATCATTATTTATCACGCTTTCTATAATAGTCAATTATTTCTTGCTTCTCATTATTTTCCCTTTTTAAAGCCTCATTTTCCTTTTTTAACTTGGTTTCAGAATCGCTGCTAGCGGCCTTGTTACTGTTCCACATCGTTAAGACCGCAACGAAAATTGAACCCGCTGTGGTAATTAAGGCCACGATAACAGCATCGCTCACCCCTAATCATCCCCAATTACAATTTCAAAAATGGTTGATCCTAAAACAAACATGGCATACATACTTTCAAAACTTACATAACGTTGCATTTCAAAATCATGAACACCAAACGCTATCATGAAAAATAACCAGACAAACGTAAGTAATCCAGTCATTAATGGCTTGTAATAATGTGTACGCAAGTTCCACAAAGAATACACCAGAGCAAGCGTTCCAACCACCGCCAGCATAAAAATCATAGGTGGATCATCAAGCACATCAAGCAGCGTTGGCTGTGGTGGCTCAAATGCAAATGTGTTGTGCTTAATAATAAAGTAAATTCCTAAGCCATATGTTTCCATCGCTTTCCAAAACCAAAATCTATTTTTGGCTAAATGTTCAAACATCACATCACACTTCCATTCATGATGTCGGGAATTCTTGACTAAGAATAGTTTTGACTGCAGATTTTACATCTTCGTAACCGACAGATTCGATAGCTTTATTTGTGAAGTCAGACTGGTCGAGAGTTGAGCTTAATGAAATATAACTGCCATTATTGCTTAAGTCTGAGTACGCGGTTAATCGAACCGGCGTATCATTCTGAACAAAGAATTGATAGTTAGTGTACGCCAAAGTTGGCAACAAGGTAGGCAGCTTCTTAGTGGCTAACGCAAATAGTTGCTTCTTAGAAAGGTCATCAAAAGTAGTTCCTTCATCTAAGTCATCTGCGACGATTGTTAAGGTACCGTTAATTTCGAGATTATCAGATTTTCCGTAAACCCCAACAACGACACTATCTGTGTTACCAGTTTCAGCTGATAAAGCGTATTGGATACTACGATTAATTAAGTTCATATTATTTTTCTCCTTTGTTGAATGCCTGTTCTAGTTGGTCATAAACTCGTTCGTATGCAATTGCTGAATCACTTTCAAGCTCATATGGGTAGTCTTCTAAAGCATCCTTAAGTGCCTTAAAACGAGGTGAGTATTCACTAAAGTCAATAATGGCTTTTTCGTTATTAAGTTCCTTGATCTCATCGTCTAATTCTTTGGCAGCTTTTGTTCCTAATTTCTTAGGGTCTTCTTTATCTATCAATTCTGACCTAGGGATTAGCTTGCCTTCACTGCCTTTGAATACTCGTAACGAGCCTTCTTTATCAGTTTCAAAGTACTTCTTCTGGATCTCAACCCGATCTTCGTTAACTTCCTCTTGCTTCTTGGCGAATTTACGAATTAACACGGTACGACCTAGACTTGCTTTTCCTTTTAGCTTGAATCCTCCTAAAACGTTTGCCAGCCCTGTAAGTTCAGAATTTTTAAATTCAATAGTGTTTTTCATCATTATTGCTCCTTCTTGTTTTTGTCTAATGTTGGAAATTGACTTTAACATAACTAGTTATCTTTCCGTCACTAAGCTTAACGGGAATATAAGCATCACCGATACCTTGTAAAGCAAATATAACCTTAGTCATATCAGCATACTTACCATCTGAAATCAGATAGGTATCCGTCGAGCCATAGGCTAATCCAGCCTTCATGCCAGTTGACCCAAAGTAAGGGTAATGGGTATTGTTATTAAACGTACTTGTACCGAAACCTAGATTCTGATATGCTCCGGAAACTTGAATACCGCCATTTAAGGTTACTTGGTCTGAGAATACGAATCCTTTAATATTTCCAATGGTATTAGCCGTATCTGAACGATACCAGCCTAGTTTGATGGCATAGGTTCCATTAGGATCTCCACGGTTCTTAGCTCCCCAACCCATATAGTCCCCAGTAGCATCAAGGTCAAAGTTTAGGCCATAGACATCTGGATGCCCAACGACTGAGTTGGTATGAATATGGCCAACCCCGTCGCCTTTATTATCAGTAGTGTATAAACCATCGGTGCCAATCCTCATAGTTTGCATAGTGGAGTTTAATGCAATTAATAGAGACCCGGCTTGAAGCTGGTTAGCAGTTATCGAATTGGCGACAATATTTGCGCCATTAATGTTATACACATTGATATTAGCCGCATTAATTGATCCAGCTGTTAACTTAT